TCATCGCGCCAACCTGATTCATTGGTAAAGCGGCCAATTCATTCGGGACAGATTCAACGGCTGCTGTTGCAGCTCCTGCTGCTTGCTTTTGCGCTTTTAACTCCATTGCCGATGGTTTTGCTGCTACTTGTTTTTCGTCTGGAGGAGGGATAATTGCCGGTGCAGTAGTTTGAGTAGAAACGACCTCGCTTTTGGGTTGCGATACTACCGCCCCTGTAGTTTTATCGTACTCTAACGCTCTTTTACCTTGCGCCACTCTCTCTTTATTAACTTTTTCGGTATTGGCTACGTTTTGCGCGTTTGCTTTCGCCTTTTCTTCAGGGTTTTCAGGCCCTCCAATTTTCGGCACAAGGCCAAGACCTTGAGCCCCCTGACTTATCCAGTTATCTTTCCCTGTTACGGCGGAATACGCGGCTGTGCCTACTGTTGCCGCTGCCGCTGCGCCTGCCAACTTTAGACCCATGCCACCAAGCCCCATAATGGTACCGATTATTCCATCACCGCCACCACCGCCCCCTGCACCGCCACCTGATGGAACCTGCGGAGTCCTTGCCACATTCGGTACCCGGATAGAGCGCCTTGTCGGTACCGGTGAATTTGTAGCAGGTCTCGGGTTTTGCCTCCCCCGCTGAGTCGTGACTCTGTCTCTTCTCATTCTTGAGCGTAGCTGTGCGTTGTCTCGTTGTCTTGCCTGTCTTTCTGCTGGAGCTGCCGCTGGAGAAACCGGTGCCGGAGTTGTTGCTGGTGGTGGCGTTGCCGCCGGAGCAATTCCCAGCTTACCCATACCCCATTTTTTAAGACGACCCAGTGTGCTTGTGTCGTCAGCCGCGTTGTCTTTCAGACCGGTCGCTGCATCTTTCAGCTCCATCGCAACATCAAAGAATGGCCCCAGTGCAAGCCGTCCTAGTGTGCTTTTTGTTCCTTCTCCATTTTTATTTCCACTGACAGCGTCTTTCAGAATCCTCGCAAGGGAATCCTGCTGGTTTTGCTCTTGCGCTTGAGCTACTCCTCTATTTGGGTCTCTCTCTGCTCTGGGAGCAAATTGTCCGCTTGCGGTTCTCCGTGGCGCTGAAGCTGCCGCTGGAGCCATTCGATGATTATTGTTTTGTCGTGGATTAAGGACTGACCGTGTTGCGGTGCCAATTGGAGAGGCTGTTACTTGCGGATTATTTGGGCTTTCTGGTATAGCGGCATTCGTTCCATCGGTGGCACGAATAGGTACTTGATGTGCTGGAGCGTTCCCCTGGGTATTGTAAGACGCTTGTATCGCCCTTGTAATAGCAACAGTCTGTTCTTCTATTGCTGTGGTCTGTTCCTCTATTACTGCCGCAAGAAATGGCTGTTGAGTTGCATTATTAGTAGCAGGAGTCGGAGTTACTGCATTTACTGAAAGCAATGCATCAGGTACTCTTGCCTGTATTGGGCTCGGAATAACCTCACCAACGGCATTCGCCATATTCCCAGCGGTATTCTGCTCGATACTCCTCACTAACGGTAACAGCTCGTTTTTGTCCGCCGTTTTGTCATCAATCTCTTGGAGTAAATCTGCTATGGTTTTATCGTCATCCGTCATTATCGCCGCCTTGCAGCCGCCTGTTGCTGCTGTTGTTTTTGTTTTTCAAGTCGCTTTACCATTTCTGCATGGAGTGCTAACACCCTGCTTGCCGGGGCGTTCAGCAGATCGTTTATCGGCTGCCTATATATCTCGCAAAGGTTTGCCATAATCACATCCCATGCTCTTTGACTATAAAGCCGGAACGAAGTCGTAAGTCCGAAATAAGACCCTTACGCGGGTCTGTACCTCCTTGTTGTTTGGACATGTATGAGGCGGCAACACAAAGCTCGTCTGAGTTCCGTCAATATCGATTTCAAAGCCGTGCTGTAAATCCGATAAAGCTTCTTTGATGCTCGCTTCCAATGCACGAAACTCCTTAACCGTGAGGGCGATAATTTCTGCTACAGGGATATTTGCCACTCTGCTCAGATGCTCAATCCTTCGCTTCGCCTGCTCTTTTCGCCCATCTCCTGACAGTGCCATGCTTTCAAGTATTTCGGCATCGCCACCATTAAGCGGCTTAACCGTAATACGCTTGCCGTCAATTTCAATATCTCGTTCCGGAAGCCCCTTGATACTTTGATAGGTGTCACCGATTTTGCGATAATCCTGTAAAAACGTATGCGTCTTTCCGCAATGCCCGCATGCGTATTTAATCGCAACCTCGGCGTCATCGGTGGTATGCAGCCAATACCAGTAGAGCGCAAATCTCCTGTCTTCAACAGTCCACTCTTTTGAGTCCACAAAGGTTGCCTTGTCTTGCAAGCGATTTAAAAACAGCGTGGTGACCTTCTCCTCAAAAGCCGGTTCGCTGTCTGCAAAATCAAGTAAATCTGAAACAGTCGCCTCGCGAAGCGTGATAGTAACGCCCTGCTGGGACGGCAGGGTAAAGCCTGGTATCATCATTGGTTAATCCTCCTGTTTTTATGCTTATTTCATAACACCCAAAGAATTGAACTGCTGAAATACAATCGGGAACTCTGTGAAATTTTCACCGTCTAACGACATCTGGATATCACCCATTTTCGTCGGGTAAACAAGACCTTCCCATAAATCTTGTCCATCCTCGCTATCATCTTCGTAGCTTAAAATTTTCATTTTATAGCAGTAGTCATTTGGCAGGTTAAAAGTGCCGTCAGGGTTGACGACCTTGCCTACCAGCTTGTTAAACCATTTATGCAATTTCCGATCTCCCGTATCCCGTACTGTGCAGGTGATAACGACCGGTTGTGACTGTTTCGGATAGGTGAACACCGTGCCGCCAGCTTCCACCGGCTCTGTTGATAGCTCAGTGGGGCCGAAGCTAACTTCCCTCGCCAGGAAGTCAAACAGGTTATGAAATGTTTCAAGCTTGGTTTCAAACATGGCGGAGCCGTCATATAACATAATCCGAAATTGCCATGGTTCGGCGTAATGGAGCCTGACAGCCTGCCGGTTGATCATGTGCCGCTTTTCTATTAAATCTTGCAGACCCTGGTAGGGTTTGAAGTCAATACCCATATCGATTATCCCTTTGCGCTTATGTGATAATGGCAGTCTGACAATACAGCAGTTTTAGCGGCAATATAATTGTATGAAAGGCAATAAAAGAGGACAAAAGGTTTGGAATATTCTTGGAAGGGTATTTTATGTCGTGGCAAGATATATCGGCTGAAAATAGCTTAGCCCCCGTTTGCGCACCGGGGGCTTTTATTGTTTAGACAGCGACCGTAGGTTTATTGTGTTATCCGCTTCGCTATTGCTCTTTGTTCCATATCTGTATCTGCAATCAAATAGTCAATAGTTTCACCGCTTGCCAGCTCCAATGTATGAAGCGGTTCATGACCGGCACCATTTTCAAAACGCCAGTCGGCATAGCCGTGAGCTGCGAGTAAATTCAATTCAAGCCTGCCGTAGTCAAGAGCCTCTACCCATTCCGCGTCAAGATCGTCTCCAAATTCAAAGTTACCGTTGGCAATCAGCTCTTTTTTGACAAGCCACCACCACGGGCCATAAGAACGGCAACGGAGCGGGTTGCTCTTGAAAAACCTATCAAGTGCTGCGATGTATTTGGCTTTCCACTGTGTAAGAGTCTGTTTTTCAAGTGCCTCTGTAATCAGCGGAGCAAGGTCGGCTTCTGTCGGTTTTACTATATTTGTCATGGCGTTTTACCTCCTTATTTGTTTTGATTATGCCAGTAGTTCATAAATTCTTGCAAGGTCGGTTTTTGCGTCAACGTGCCACCATGACCCATTGAATTCCCCGCCAGCATCCGCAAAATATTCAGCCTTGAATTGACCTTTAAGCTGCTCTCTCATGCGATACAACTTGCCGTTTTTACCGTCTCTGTCCTGGAAATACCACCGAGAAAAAGCCGGAGCGGTAGTGCTACGTCCTTTGAAGCCGGGCATTACCAAGTTACCGGTATTGGTCTTAACGGTAATCCCCAATTTGTCGAACGCCTGTTTTGTGGCTTCAGGAATCTCTTTGAAGTCAGGATGATCGCGGAGTGCGTCGAGCTTAGCTTTTTCGGCTTCGACCCTTCCTTGTTCGCGAATGCCTAAGAGATGCATTGTGGTAGTGTCGCGGAATTCTCTAAACCATGAACCGATCTCTTCTTTATTGTCGCCAAGGAGGTTTACTTCGCTGGATATTACAGACCAGACTCCGTTTGTCCATGACGACGGCATTTCTGATAATTGACGTTCGCTGTAACCATCATTTATAGTTTCGCGCTTCCAAGCCTTTTCGCAAGCTGCCAGCACTTCTGCCTGAGTTGTCTTTGTGCCATATTCGGCGATTGCGGACTCCCAGTTTGCTCCAAAGAATGTACGCAGAGTATTTTTACTCCAATACCCCACACCTGTTGTACTTCGTTTTTCTGCAAGAGCCGCCGTGCCTACTGCCTTACGCAAGTTTTCATTCTCAGTGTCGGGATAGACTATTGTCACACCTTCAGCCATTCTTTCATATAAGCCGATTGTCCCGCTTGCGTCCCTGCCAACAAAGCCGTACATGCCTGAAAAGCTCATCTTGTTATAATATTCCGCGAAAAAGTCCTTATCCAGTTCTTTCAGCTTTGCATAATCGGTGAATGGCTGTGAAAGCTTCTGCTGAATCTCAATCTCTTTTTCAGAATATGAACAACGTACCGGCATCGGCTCACTGCTGTTTTTATCAAGGAACCGTGACAGCGTGACCATGTCGTTACTGTCTTTGCTCATGCGTTGCGGGAGGTTGTTGCTGTAGCTGTTTGCCGGTTTTCCAGTCAACTGTTCAAATTTGAAACCTTTATACGGTATCGTTACACCATTTACTGCCAAGCCATTGGCAACAGATACGATCTTAATAATGCAAGAGATTGCTCCAGTATACCGCGTTACTTCGTACATATCACCCTTGCCGATAACCTGCGAACCATCGGCGGTCACAAGTACATCCTCAGGATGATCCAGCAAAGAGGCGTCAACCGGTAAAGTGCCGTTGTTGGCTGCCGCTTTCAGGGTGCTTGAGGCTCGTTTGATATTCCCCTCCAGCTTCGTTTTGTTCTGGTCAAAGCGGATATCAAGGTTTGCAAGTTCAGCTTCACGTTTAGCGAGAGCTTCGGTTTCGCGCTGTACCCTTTGAGAGGCACTTACACGGCCTGAACTGCCTTCTGGCATTGCGGCACCTCGTGCTTTATATTCCTCAATATCTGCTTTCAATCCAGTTATCTTATCCATCAACTCCTTGCGCTCGGTTTCCCTTTTGCTTTCCAGAGTAGACAGTGCCTGCATATTTGCAGAATACGCCCCAAACTGCGCAAGTAGTGATGCTTTCAGTCTATCAGCTTCGCCTTTTGCTTTTGCTGCAAGCTGCTCCTGAATCTTTTTTCTTGCCTCTTCAGGATTAGCGGCAAACATCAGCGCCGCCATTTCGGGATCAGCTTCGCCGTTTGCAGCACGGTTACCCTGACCTTGCGCGATATCGTCTATCAGTGCCCCTTTATGTTCAATCAGGTCAAGTCGCATCATGTCAATGGTACCCTTGGCCTGGTAGTAATAAATGGTGACCTTTTTTGATGTATTACCCTGCCGGACTCCGCGCCCTTCGCGCTGCGTCAAACTGGCCTTAGTCCAGGGGTAGGTCATGTGATGAATGGCGGTAGTGCCCTTCTGGAGGTTCACGCCCACTTCTGCTTTGCGGTTTGCTATAATATAAACCAGTATGCCGGTGTTATAGGCATCGCTTATTTTTTGTAATTCGTTGCCCTTTGCTTCGGTTGCGTTAATGATACCTACTTTGTTACGCAGTGCCGGAATCTGATGAACCAACAGACGGACAATCTTCTTGTGTTGTGCTTTTTCCTCACTGAAAATAATCTGCTTCCCGTTTGTTTCCATTTCAGTTTTGCAGTTTTCAATAAGCCGTGCATACTTGGCGGAAATAGGATGAGATATTTCCTCTTCTGAAATCTTATGAGTCGGCAAGGCTCCCAGAATCTCTTCTTCATAACCAGCATGGGTTACAACGACAAACGTGTCACCATCAATGGAGGTTTTCAGCGTGTCGGCAAGGTTAATAGTTGTTTCAACTATTTTCTGTGACTCAGCATCTTTGGTGTCGTCATACCCCTCATCGCCTGGCTCAGCCTTGCCCTTTGCCTTGATGCTTGCGGGGAGGCTTTTCAGCATGGCCTCTACGTTCCCCTTCATGGATAATGGAAAGTGCCACGTCATACGATTGTAATACAGGTCAAGGTCTGTGGTCGCCTTGTCCATGTCACGCATGATCGAGAAGAGCGGTCGTGTCTTGTCATTGTATGCATCGACAAGGGTCGCATAGACTTTTCTCTGTTCAAAATTTATGTCAACTTCATCTGTTAGTTTCACCGCTTCCGGCATAGAGTTACGCAACTCTTCAACCTGGGTTGCGTCTTTCATGTTGATGTATTTGAAAAACAGATCGCGTAAACCATCCATATTTTTGAAGCCGGTTAAACCTTCGGCGTTGTTTATATCTCCGCTTGCAAGCACCTTGGCCACACTGTCGAATTGCCCAAATGTTGCAAGGAAATCATCAAGGGTATGAATACCCCTATCGGTAAATTCATTACGGGGTGCAACGTGATTCAACATGGTGTAGACTTCATTTAAGCTGTTGGTTATCGGAGTTGCTGTCAAGAAATATGCCCCACGCCCGTTATTGTTCATCTTCAGGTTGTGCAACTTCATTGCCATATCAACAGCACGGTTTGACGGGGCGGTATTCGGCAGGTAATATTTCTGATCGTAAGCACCGGATGCTGAAACTCCATTCTTAAAACAGTTGTGAGCAAGAACCCCATTAGCAAAGAAGTTGTGATTCTCAGCTACTTCAATATCATAGACTTGGATATTTCTTGGATCACCGAGTCCAAGTCGTTCAAAATCTGATGGTTCCAAAATCGTAACACTGACCACCCTAGAGCTTGTAATGCAGCTTCTTTCTTCCGATCCCGCTCCTGTACTTTCGCCGCCTTGTGTCCGCTCCCGTCGATTTCCACCGCCAGCATGCATTTTGGGAAGGCCACATCTATCTTGTAGCAAGTCGGCAACCCCTGCATTACTGATCTGATTGACTGTGTTCTGACTATGTATTCCGTTGCCCCGTCCATTGCCCGCGCCAGCATCGATTGAGGTACGGTCAGACCCTTCCCGTTTCCGCCCCGGCTCTTGATCTCGATCCCCCGCAAGGTCAGGCTCATTTTCTCCCGTGACTCCAAGTTCTTCATTGGATTGTTGGCCGTCATCCGTGCCGATGATGATGGACTCTTGCGCCCCCTGAGCCACGTTTGCCCCGTCATTATCTGTCTGTGCAGCTCCTTCGATTCTGGTAAATTCATCCGCCACAGAGCCGAACATTCCGTGTTGCAAAACCTCTTTTCCCGTTCGTGATCCAGAGTCAGCTTCACAGAGAAAGTCTTTCCGCAATTTTGACACGTTCTCTCTTCCAGTCCGATTTCCGTTGTCCACTTCTTCGCACACGTCTGTGTACAGAACATCCTCAATCTCTTGGTTTCCGGCAACTCCACTTTGCAATATTTGCAATGAGTGTTTACCAGATAATTTTCCAGCTTCGACATAACCAGCCTCCAGTGTCCATACAAGATGATCTCTTGTGCAGATGAATGAGCCGTTATCGTGGGCAACCTCCACCAGTTGTTTTAATAGTGGTTTAGGCATCCATGCTTTTATCGGCTGGTATGACAGTATACCATTTTCAGTATTCATTCCAAGTATTTTTGTATTCATGCGCTTTTCGCATAAATCACCGATTTTAAACACTCCGTCAATGGTGGTAATCTCTGTGTCGTAGGTAAAACAATGCGCCTCATCTACAACGACATCCGTGATTCCCATATCCTCAAAAAACGGGAAGTCCCCCCGCTTTTTCGTGCCATCATTTGAAAATTTGCCCTCATTGCGCTCATCTTCTACAGCTCCGGCATACCCCCCTTTTTTCTTCTTTTTATCCATTGCTGCAAGTTTTTCTGCGCTGTTTTTCAGGTCAGCCGCCATCAATTCAGAATAAGCGTCCTTGCTTTCCTTTTTAAGCGGTATCTGTCCGAAGCGGTCTTTTGTCATCACGATAAGTGAATAATTGGATTGTGGTATCTGCCACATAGCATTATAAACCGCCTCCGCGTCGTTATCGGTTTTTAGGGTATCCTGCAACAGCGGCTTGCCATCTTTCCCGGTTTTTGGCTGTCCCCATTCGTCAAGGATGCTTTCGCGCTGAATATTACCATCCTTGCCTACTTCTGGCCTGATGCCGACAAAAAGAGCATGGTCAAGGTTGCCATAAATCATCTTAGCTTCGTGATACCAGTTTGATAATACCGAAGAAGGGACTATAATACAGGTACGCTTTGAGCGCCCCATTTGCGTGTTATATTTGGCAAGCCCCAACGCGGTGAAACTCTTGCCCAAGCCAACATTAAAGGCTAAAATTCCGCTCCCCTCTTCACTCATCCGCCGTACCGCAGCGTTCTGGTAGGTGTGCAGCTTAACTTGCCCGGAAACGCCCTTTAACCCTAAGTCGCTTTCATCGTAATCGAAAGGGATATACCCGTTCATTTTGCGGTTGTAGCTTGCCAGCACGGTTTCAATATCTGGGTGCCCTGATATATAAGCTGATAATCCATCTTCCAGTGCCTTTTTGTCGCGCATATACGCTTCACGTTTGGCATCATCATCTTTTTCAACGTGGTCAAGTATGCTTTTGCCGTTCAGGTACTTTTCAAGGTTGTAAGGGAAACCGCCTATTTTTTTATCAAAGTCAACTTTCTGGCTGTAGCCCCTGCCAGACATTCCGGCAATTTGCCACTCTCCAAAGGGGTTGCTGTAATCCTCGACAAACTCATCAACCTCAGATTCTATTCCAGTGAGCGCGTCAACACGTTTCACTTTCTGGATAGTGCCATAACGCGCTTCATGTCCGGAGTCTTTTAAAAAGTCCCTGATCATCTCTTTTGGAATCCACTTCTGTTGAAGCGTGAAATCAATTTCGTGAAGCTGTGTGATCTTCGCCTTTTTGCCGATTGCCTCAATCTGCCGCTGATATGCAGAGATAATCCGTTGATCTGTTTCTATCCCTATTGCAAGGGTCATAGCATCAATCTTGGGATAAATATCGCCAGCGGTATAGCGGGAAACCGGCATAATAAGCCCGTCCGGCGTAATACAGATTTCTTCGCACTCAGCAAGATCGCCAAGCGTTTCGATCTTCTTGCCACCGGTGTACATCGCCTTTACGTCGTCAATGGTTATCGTCGTCAGGCCTTCGCGGATAAACAGGTATTCCACAATAGATTGAATATTCGTAGGGTCAAATTGCAAGTTGCGCCCACTGTTATCCATTGTGCCTGCCAGCAGATCGGAATAGTTACCCTTCACATCAAGCGAACTTTTGAATAGACCGTACATTCTGGCATCTTCACCAATAACCGATAACCCTTTATTGTTGGCAGGGTGCCCATATTTCATAACCTCTTGCGCTACCAGTTCTTGCAGCGCAATTCGCTCATCTTCGTTGTTGTCACCTTCTTTTGTGGAAGCATCATATCTGCCTATCATGCCGCCGATAAGCGAACCTCTCCAGAGTTGCTCCTGGTATTCGACTTTCGATTGTCTCATGGTGAATTCAATCGCCTGAGAGGGAAGTGAGCCCATAAGGTTAGGGTATGTTTTCCATGCAGCAAATGCCTGTTGTGCTGTTAATCCCATGCAAGCGCGAGGGTCTTGCAGGATACTCCGTAGCTCTTCAACTGTAGCGGCTCCGTACTTATCCTTGTCAATCGGGGTTGACTTGTCACTGGAAACTATCTTTATCCATTGTCCGTGTGTAAATTCATACTCGGAGCTGTTCATTACTTTTCGGTCGCCTTCCGCATACAGACGTTGTACCGGCTCGGCATCTTCAAGCATTGCCCAGTCAATACGGCTGTTGAATTTTGCGGCAAGTTTAGCTTTTAAGCTGGCATTGTCAATGTCACCGTCAACGGTTTCACGGCTCCAACGGTCACCATCAACTTTCGGAATATAGGTACCCATGATGTACTTCTTTCCTTCGCCCTGCCACCATAAGCCGCTAATAAATTCATCCCATGCCACGTTGGCAGATTTCAAGGTATCAAATGGTATACTATCAATCTTGGACAATAGACTTTCAGGGTGTTTCCTAAATACCACTACATCAACCACGGTATCGGTTCCTTGGTCTTTGAAGGTCTTGGAGGGGAGTTTATGCGCTCCCATGAATTCAGCAATTTTTGATATCTGAGTGCGCCATTTAGCAAACTGCCCGTCTTTTGCTCCTACTATGTTGACCGGGCACACGAAAACAGCGAGCCCTCCAGGCTTTAGCTTTTGAAGTGCTCGGAGAATGAAATACCGCTCAATTTTCTTTTCGCTCTTATAATCAGGATCAAGATGCTGAGATTTGCCACGGGCTGAACCGAACGGCACGTTGGTAATAACGGCGTCAAATGTATTATCAGGCGTTTCAACCGCAAGTTGTTCAAAGGGCTTGTTTTCAATTTGCTCTTCTGGATGCAGGAGTTGTGCAATACGTGAACTGGTTTTATCAAGATCGCATCCGGTTATAATTGCAGATTTGTTCTTGGTCGCCTCAAACATTCCCGCGCCGGTTGATGGGTCTAGCACATTACCTGCTGTGAACCCTTGCGCTGCCAGTGAGTCCCAGCACCCCTCTGCGACATGTTGTGGCGTGTAATATTCGTACTGACTTCCTTCAGCAAGCCCACCTTTACCACTGTACTGTCGCAATACCTCAATGTCAGCACGGGTAAGGTCTTTCGGGTCTTTCACTCGGTCAAGGATTTCTTTGCAGTCGGCATTCAACTTTTCACGGGCTTTAATGCCTTTTGCCTTTAGGCCGTAATCGCTGTTTTCGTCCTTGTAAGAGTCTGGGTTGACAGGCGGCTCCTGACCGGGCACTACAGTCCCGAACAACTCTTTGAATACTTTTGCGTAATCCAGAAATGATGTCGCATCGTTAATCTGCTGATATGCTTCTGATAAATTCATAGGTAAATCTCCTTTATACGAAATATTCTTGTATATAAAAGTATGCTGGTCAGGTTCCCCACTCTGACCCTCCCAATCGTCACGGCTCTTGTGTCCTTTTCGCGGTAGCTACTCCGTTACTTTGGCCTCACTTTGCTCTGCATCTTATGCGGGATGCAGTGACGACTCTCCGTCCGGCCTGCCACATCAGGCAGCATAGTTATTAACCCCTTGCGGTTTCCAGCAGTTCTTGTGCAGCTGATTCAGTAATACGACCGTCCGCTTTGGCGGCAGCAACGTATGCCAGTATGCCAGGTTTGACAGCCTGTACATCCTTAATCTCTTCTACGATCTGACCGACAAGCGTAATAAATGCCTGCGGTTCCATATTGTTGTAATTGCCTGCGAGCAAGGCAGCAAGGCGGGGATTGATTTCAGGGGTGGGTTCAGGGTTAATTACTGGCTCTACCGCTTTTTCTCCCAGCTTTGCCAGTGCTTCAGTCGTTTCTTTCTGTAGCTTTCGCTTATCAGAAAAGGACACCCCTCCCGCTGTGAGGGCGGAAAGATTTGTGGTTACGATCTTTTGCAGATTTCTTTTTTCAGTAAAGGTCAACATATTATGCCGCCTCCTTGAGTTTGTTTTTAGGACTCTTTCTTTTGACCCTATTTCTTAATTCTAATATTATATCTTTCGGGAGCATTCCTGCTTTTCGTCTGGCGTGGAAAGCACACGCACTGATTTCGTATTTACGCATCCACTCTATTTGCAGCATAGAAACACCGTCAATTTCAATATCAATGGTTTTGGTTGTGTTTCTGGACTGTTCTGGCAATGGTATCCAGATGCAATTATCAGGCTCATAATTCCCGTTTACATCACGACGTTCAATAGTCATTTTTTCAGAATAACCCATAGCCTCTGCCCACAATCGGAATGAAGAAAAATCATCTTTCCACGCTTCACATACCGATATACCCCGCCCACCATACTCCGCAAATCTAGTAGCAGAATGCGTATAACAACGACTGTTCATGTTTGCCCAAGTCTTGTACAAACGAGTAAAACAACTGCCGTGTTTAAAATTACGTTCTTGAATGCGATCAAGGTTGAAGCACCCACAACTTCTGGTGTGTCCTGTTTTCAGGTCTGAGCTTACGACAGTAGTTTCGGCGCCACAGTCGCACTTGCATAACCACATTCGGCATTTACCAGGGTTACTCCCCGCGTCTTTAAGTGCGACCAGGCGACCAAACCGCTGCCCGGAAAGGTCGCTTCGCTTGCCTAAACTCTCGCGCTGTGGTTTCCGCTTCTTCGCGTAATTTGATAGTCAAGAAGTCGGCTGCTTCATTGAGTTTCGCGTCTATTTCAGGCAATTCAATAACTCCGAATTCTTCAAATTTAGCCGCAGCAGCGTCCAGGACATCACTAATTGCTGTGGAATAAATATATTTCCCTGAAATTATGTCATCCAGAGTGGCAAGAGCAATGTCAATTTCAGCAGCATGATCACGATCAGGATTTGTGTCTGTGCCGAGAGGGTCAATATTTGCAACTTCCGGCTCAGGCGGTGTTTCCTTTTCAGGTATTTGAGTAGACGGCTCGATTACTTCAGGCTCCGGGTTTGCTGCCGGAACAAGTTCAACCGGATCGGCTTCAGTATTTATAATTTCAACAGGGGACGGTGCCGCCTTCTTTGCTTCTCCCAGCTTCTTGTCGATCCATGCAAGGGCTTTGGCGATCTGCTTATCGAGGCCGGCAAGGGTTTTTGACGGGACAAGTTTGGGTGCATCCGTATCGGTACCGACAACCACGCCGTATCCAATATTTGTGTAGCTGCTAAATTTTGCCTTTATTGTTTCGGTACCGGCTGCTATCGAGTAAACATCATCGGCGTAAGGAACAAACCCACGCCCGGTCAATTCCCCTTCAAACGCTGCCTTTTTCTCTTCAAACAAGGCAGCATCAGCCGCCTCCTTATCTACTCCGCCTGTCGTATCTTCTCCGTCGGCCTTGCCGGTATTACCCGCGCCGGTAGCTTTCAATCCTTCCAGCTTTGCCCTAAGTTCAGCATTGAAGTTGATCTGGTTTTCGAGCTGTTTTTGTGTGGCGTTAATCTGGGCCGCTGCCTGTTCATCCTCATAAACCTTTACTGTCAAATCTTGCTGCAACTGCCCGTTACTGGCCTGCAACTGGTCGGCCTGCGCCGATAATTCTTCTTTCAACTTTTTTGCTGCCACTAATTCAGCCGATTTCGCGGCAAACCTTGCGCTGTTTTTTGAAATTAGTTGAGCACAACGCATTCCCACGTCTTCCAGGCTTACATCTTTACCGGCTGCCGGAAGTCCGGGAAGGTTGCCCTCTTCAGCACTGTCGGGCGCAACCGCAACCGTGATATCTCGCTTATTAAGGAGCCACCGGAAAGCAAGAATCTCATCACTTGCGGTGATTTTCATTTTGTTGCCTTCAGGGCTGTGAAAGATGATTGAAAGCGTCTGACCATCTGAGAGCGGAAACTGTACTGTAACGCTTGCAAACAGACCGGTTTTCTTAGGCTTGCCAATGATTGCTTCTCCGGCTGTAATATCGCCAAGTGATTCCAGCTTTTTATTGAGAACACGCTGTAAAGCCGCCATCGTTTTTGCTGTTTGCGCAAACTGTCGAACGCGAACCGCCTCAAGGATCATCACTTCGGAGGTAGATAAGCGGTCTGAGCTATCGTCAATCTCTTCGCCGGGGTTGTACATAGTGTCAACATCACAGAATTCAGCGGATTCAACCAGTAATTGACCCTGCCGCCTATCTGAAATCAGGTGATAAAATACGTCTACCAGTTCGTTTTTGCTGAAACCTTTAGCAAAGTAATCAAAACCGGTTTTGAGTTTTTGTCCGCACTCAAACGGATTGTTGGAAATGGTCATGTTATTTTACCTCCTTTTTGTCTTTACAGCTTTCCGTTACTTCTTCAGCAGCCTCTTCTTCCTCGGTTTCAGTTGCTTCCTCTTCAGGATCTTCGCCCGGCTCTTCAGCTTCCGCCGCCTCAAGCACTAACTGGTAAATTTCCTGAAGCTGTGCAATCGTTACAACCGATTCAAGAGCCGACTCATTCACCATGCCGCCTGTTTTTTTAATGCCAGCCAACATGCCAATAATCTTATCCGCTGCCGGTTGTGCCAAGCGGAATGACTTCACCAAAAAAGCTATCACTGTCTCTATGTCTTTCATATCGGTCATTTTCAACAGCTTTGCCGCCAGGTCGTTGACGGAGCTACCCGCCGCTTCAAAGATTCCGTTTTTCGCCTTCTCAATAGCCGCTTCAAGTTCTACCGTAACAGCCTTCTCAGCATCCAGTTTACTTTGCAGATCGGCAAGCATGCTGCTCTTTAGACTGACTTGCGCAGTTATCTCTGTAACCTGATTTGTCAAGGCTTCACTCTGTCCCTGCAACTCGGCAAGCCCGGCCTGTAATGCCTCTGTCTGTTCGGCAACGGTTGTGCTGACAGCCGGGGGAAGATCGATCTTTATCTTCTGCTTTGCCGCTGCCTTTTCCTGATTTTTGGAGAATTTAGGCTCATTCTCCTGCACATATATAGCAATCTCTCTCAATTCGTTATCGAGCTGTTTGTAATCTCTGATTGCCAGCACCTTGTTATTTAGCTTCACTTGAAAAAACGCCGGTGCCTGGGGTTTCGCCTTTACAAGTAACACCTGACCGCTTTCAAACTCAATCTCTGCTGACTTTACCTGAAAGCCGTTTTCCCGCTTGGGTATGTTGTTGCCGCGCACTTCTTTAACAGGCAAAGCCTTTTTATCGAAGTATTTGACAACATCTTTTAAGCCCTTTTTGTTGAATTGTTCATAATCAAAGGTTGTCATGGTCTTGTGTCCTTTCCGTTAGAATTTAAGCTTGATTTTTATATCGTATGTCTCGTCGGATTCTTTGACTTTGGGCGCAAAGTTCCTGAATCCAAGCATATTACCCGCGCTATCCAGAAGAGCGGCCTCAGAGATTGAAATACCTATCAGCTCTGAAACTTCAATTCTACCGGTACCGGTCATTGAGTAAACATCTTCCTGAACGATGCTTGATAGTGATTTGCGTAGCACTTCATGGTAAAGCTCCGTCCTGCTTGCGTCCGCTGTCTTAGGGCTCAAGCCAGTGTGCCCACCGTCGCCAAACGCCATCTGCGTTGCCTGGGGGAGTACAGTCCCGTCGAACATGTGCTTTGCAAGTCTCTGTCTGAAATTGTTAGTTGTGGTTGCCTCTGCCATTTTGCTTCTCCTTTATGATTTAATTGGTTAAGCAGCTTTTCTAATTATCATCCACGATTCTACCGCCATGCCTGCTGGCTGGTTGAGTTTCCACCTTCCGTTCAACTTTTTAGCGTGCATGGTCAACTGCCACCCGCCATCAAGCCGGTAGAGTGCCTGATCTTTGAGCTTAGGCGCTGAAAGTAGTCGTCCTTTGCGCAATCTCCATGAGCCATCAAGCTTGTTATGAGCGCCGATTTTCCATAAACTATTCAGTTTCAGGCTGTTTGTGCCGAGCCTTGCCGATCCGCTTGTCAGCCGCATAGGCATAAAAACAGTTTCGGCTTTAATCGTTGCTGCCAGAGTCTCTTCGCACTTAATGCCGAGAGAAATTACACGCCATAACCCGTTAAGCTTTTTAGAAGTCAGTGCCGGTTGCCCCAACTTCCAGGAACCATTTACTCTGCGACCGGGGTTTAGCGTAATAAGTGGGATAATCTTAGCGGGGCTTTTCGGATAGGCCATTTCGCTCTTAAACGAGTGAACTATTTCAGACCGTGCATTTACAGGAGCGTCCGACTGTTTGCTTACCGCCGTGCCGCCAACAAGCGTTAGTATTCGGTTGCCGCCAACTTTCCAGGTCTTATCCAAGCGCAAGTGGCTTTCCGACAGCCGCGCAGTTAGATAGTTGTCAGGCCGCTCAATTTGCTTTATTAAAATGCCAGCAGTAGCTATCCTCAAATCTCTCAGTGTCGCGTAAACAGTACCATTCGTGTAATATTGACCAAGATTCATGCCTGCCTGTAATTTCCACGAACCGTCAATACTTCGCGCTTCATGCAGAATCTGACTGCCAAGCTTCCAGCAGCCATCAAGCCGCTTATTGCGTGAAATATACTGAGTAAAACTCTTCTCCATAAACAGGTAATAGGAGTGCTGTACTCTGATATCTATTTGCATGTTGATAACAAATATGAGGCGGTCAAGTACGATATGGAGGGGTTTCAAGTATGCGAAATCTTCTTTGATCTGCAACACATCAGGCGGTACAACCAATTCTGATAAATCAACACAAACGCCAACGCGAGAAGTCAGAAACGGTAGAGCCCTGCCAAGCTGTACGCTTGCTGGGTCGGTTAATTTCCATGTGCCGTCAACTTGTTTTACTGCTTGATATTCGGCATTGCTGTAGTCAGCCGTTATCCCCATTTCTGCCAGTTGCTCGTCTGTATAGAAATGTGCGCCATAAGGCTCGCTTGACAGCGCATACAGCGGCTTAACTGGGTTTTCTGCGGTGCTGCCAAGAGACCGGATAATCATCATCTCAGAAGGGAAAGCGGTATCTTTTTGCAGCATCTCCAATTTACGCATAGCAAGAGCAACAGGCAGGTGTTTTGCTGCAAGGTTCTTTTCGTACCGTTCGCCGTATTCTGCCAGCTTTTTGCGTTGACCTTCTTCGCTGGAGGTATAAATAGACTTCAACCCGGCAAGAGTATCGCAACCGGGGTTAAAATGAGTCTCCCAAGTCTCTTCCAACGACTTGGACAAATCTACCCACCGGGAAGAATCTTTTTTGACAGGGGAGAGCCTTTTTGTAAGCCAGTTGAGCATTGCGATCCTTTTATGCGTAGGCCAGATTTATGGCAGTTGTGCTCATATCCAGGTAAACCATCTCTTGCAACTGTGTCGGCACTACCGAACCATTTACGACAACCTCAAAACGGGCGTTCGTACCAGAAAAATAGCCGGTGCTTTCAATGATCCGGTAAAAATCTTTCACGAAAACAGTATCTATCCGAGCAGGTGAATCCTTGCTATAATCGGCGGCCAGAGCGTTTCTGATAGCCTGCTCCGCTGTTGTAATGTTAGTTGTGCGAGTAACTTTGCCAGTAATAATCAGTGAGTAAGGCGTGAAAATAGGTGCTACCCATGTGAACTTACGATTGAGCAAATGGACGTTGCTCAAAAGCCCAAGGACTTGACCGTCTAAAGCGGTATTATCTGGAGCGTAACCGGTAAGGAAAATCCTATTTATATTATGCAGCTTAAACCCGCTTTGTGCCTCTTCTTCAGCTTCACCCCACGCCTTGCACCAAACTATTCCTGAAATATGGCGTTTCATAAAAAACGTGTAGTCATCATCCCAGATAAGCTTTTCGTTGTAGGTTGCCCAATAATGCAGGTTGTTCTTCATCTCTTTGATCGACTCCGCTTCTCCGCCATTCCAGATGGTCTCATGAACGGTGATAGTACAAGGATAATCAGTGACAACCTGAGATAGCTGTGTTTCAGGCATAAGCGTTGTAGAGCCATTTGTCAGAACAACTTCTATTTTGATTTCGGCACCTTGCTGTGGTATCGCCCCAAAAAGGCCATTACCAAAGCGGATACCGGTTTTTCCCTGATGTGTATAAAATTCGTCAAATACTTTGCTGTCCGGGTAGCTATTTTGGAACAAGCGAGCAAGAGACCACAGCTCGAAGTTGTCAGCAGCAGATTCCTGTACCAAGACAGAGAAGCTCGCCAGTTGCACCGAGATATCCGAATCCAACGTGAATTGATAAAACGGCTCTTCTGTTGTAACCGTATGAGCAATCGTTTGTAATTCAGATTGCTGACAACCGATAACCACGCTTTCACCAGGCTGTAATGTTTCGACTACATCTGTAGTAAGATAGGGGGTGCCGTCATTTGATGAGAGCTCAAGAAGAGCGGGGAATGAGAGAGCTGCTTCTCCTGTATTGACAACCGTTACAGTTCCAGTTGCAGGCTTGCGTTTACGCGGGATATATTCACGATCTTCGGCATGTGCCCTGATAGAAGCATCGTTTAAAGCCGTGCTGATGAAGAATTCCTGCTCAGTACGTTCAATCCTCCAGAGTGCTTCACGCAAACACCATGAAACGAATACCGACAGATGACCAACAAACTGCGATTCTTTCAGATTCAGCCAACTGGCCTTGCTGCCTATAAGGTTGCGAAAATAGGTTGCTGCTTCTTCGCGAGTAATCACAGCACAACCTCCCCGATATACACTCCGTATTGGTATTCAATCAATATTTTCACCAAGTCGATTTCTGTATTCACCACACGGACGCTCTTCATTACGATATTACGAATGTCACTTGGCAGTTTTTTGGCTATCAACATCTCTGCCAAAACCTCCAGATGAACCCCTTGTGGCTCATGCTTCAAAAAAGAAAGCTGATTACCCCACCACGGAATATCAGCTACCGTACCTTCTGGTGTGGCAAGCCATTCCTGAATACGATCTTCGAGACCGGATGCACCGGCACGAATAGCGAGCCCTGCTGGATCGCCTCTAAACAGGTGGTCGAATTCTTCTATTGAATCAATATCTTTTGCCATGGTGCGCCTTTATGAATTGCGTAAACAGACGTCTATATTGTCTTAACGATACATGAGACCAATCAAGGAGGGAATTACACCAAATGTGACAAAAAGAGATAAAAAGGCTTGGAATATTCTTGGGAGGGTATTTTATGTCTTTATAATCTCAAGCACGGCACTCATTGGTTTCTGGGTTTTACCTGTCTTCAGCCATTTCTTGAACGCATCAAGGCTGATTTCCGTAATAGCTCCTATCCGGTCGGCTCCCTTGCCATCAGAAAAGCCGCCACAATATACGTTACGGGCATCTTCCTGATCCTTACAAGCAAGCACGATCTTGTGCTCGTCAAAGCCACCCCTAAACAAGTCCTGTTGATCTACTACGAAAACCCGTTCACTTTCCGGGTGCTCGCCTATGTAGACATCAACGTGGTCACCATCGGCCCCTTCCGTCCGTTTTATGTAGCCATAATGAGCGGGAAGAATAGTTTTCCATGGCTTTCCGTTCGGGTCTATTCCTCGCCGTGCAGAGCCTTTGGGGTTCTCTATGGCGATGTCCAGACCGTAAAGCCGGATGCTTCCAAGCGCATAATTGCCAGCGGCCTGCTGTGCCGGTGTCGGCTCGGGCAAGTCGTTCTTTGGAGAGGTTGCCGCCTGGTGTGCTGCTGCGTCGATTGAGTCAGAAAGAGCGGATTCAAATATGGTGATTTTATCCATATCGTGAGTGAATGAAGCCTGCACCTTGAGCGGATTGGTAATTGAAAGTCCCAGCAGAAGAGGCTCAGCCATAAGATTGCTTGCCATTGTGCCGTAAATTTTGTGTATTACATCCGTGATATTTGTCCCATATTTGTGGCTATGCAACTTGTAGCCGCCAGCAGGCAAGGACAAGACCATTCCCTGGAGCAGTTTCTTTTCGTCACCGCCTGAATCCAAAAAATCGTAAAAACGGTGGTCTTTTTTGTTATGAGGGGCTTTTTGGATTACGGAAAGCCACCCCTTGATTGTTTTTGGTTCCGCTGCCGCCTCTTCAATTCTTCCATGCTTCGCCATTTTCTTTTTGAGTTCTGGTAACGTTTTTGCCGCAATCCCAAAACCATAATCATCGGAATACGTTTCTGACTCAATGTCACCCACCGAGTTATATGTAATATGACGAAGGTAATGTAACTCCATGCCGCCTGTGTCCATTGCCCTGCCGTGCTGCAAAACCAGCTTACCGCCCATGAATTTTTTACCGGCTCCTTTCGCCGCCTCAAGAACAAGCCGCTCAATTTCTACCTTGTTATTTTGCGCCCGCACCAACATATCTCGCACTGCCTGCAATGCCGCATCAAACGGACGTACTCCGGCTTTTTCGTAGACAGCCATTATACTGTCCAGCTCTTCAATCTGCTGATCAGGTATTTCCCCTGCATAAAAATCAAAATAAGCCATTATTTTCATCCTCTAGTAGCGCAAACATCGAAAGCACCATCAACATTTCTTCATCCTTTTTCCTGCGTGGTAGCTCCTTAAAAAGATCATGCCAACCGTCATATATAATGTAACCGCCGCCCCCTCCTGTTGGAACTGGAGGTTTTGGCTTAATTATCGGCGGTGGAACTACTGCGCATTCAGTTGTCTGGAATCCTGGGTATTGAAAGGCACAAGATTGAAAAGCCAGTATGCTAACTTGAAAAGCTGTTACCTGGAAAGCATTTGGCTGGAATGCGGTCATTGTCTCCGCTCCCTGTTACAGGTTCAGCTTTATGGCGATCCAGTTTACTACCACGCTGTTGGCATTGCCGTTGTGCTGTACTTTGAATCCGGTTGTGGTTTTATTTTCGACTGTTACCACGCCAACATTGCCGACAAAGCTGACTACTTCGATTAAAACCGTGTAGCCTGCTGAATCAAAGTTGTATGGAAGTGTAACCGCCACAAAAGGCACGGTTGACCATGTCCATGCATCGGCTTTTGCGCCGGAACTCTGCATGATTGTCACGGTACCGGTTTGCAATCTCTGTTTCAGCGTTTTCTGATGTTCCCTACTTGCTATTCCAGCAGCCTCAATCGCAGTAAAAGCTGCTGATGCAATGGTATCGCTGGTGATATTTGTGCCGAATGTTGCGCTGGCGACCGTGATATTCGGATTGCCTGAGAGACCCGCTGCCGTGCCGGTTGTATTCTGGTTTAACGTGGGGAATGTGCAATTTGCCAGATTGCCGCTTGACGGTGTGCCAAGTGCGCCGCCGCTGGTAAGATATTCACCTGCTGCTTGATAAATAGTGTCAAAGTAGGTCTTGAGGAATGTCTTTATGGTGGTCCAGGTTGTTTTTAATAAGCCCGTACCACGCAAAGAAATGGCCATATCGGAATCTACAGGAGTCGTATCGGCTGTCAGTAAAACACCAAGAGGCGTTGTGACACTGCCATCGCCGCCCATTGTCTCATCGGTAAAAACGGATGCCAGGTAAGCCCCTGCCGGACTGCCTACATAAAGAGCTCTGCTGCCCGATAGAATATCCACCTGCTGCCACTGCCAGTTACCTCCTGTGTATCTGATGATAATCTTCCCGATAAAAGAACCTTCGGTTGTGATGCTTGTGAGCTGTCCCAGATTGAGATCAGAAGGGGTTTTCGCTTGTTCCTGTGCAAGATTTCCGCTTGTTTGCCCTTGCACCCAGGCATACCGATACGACTGCGACTCTGCATCAGATGCCATTGGAGCAGCAAACAGCCAAACGGACATATAACTGTTATTCGCCATCAGCGTCTGAATCCACTCGGCTCCGTCCCATGTGTTGTAATAAGGATTATTTCCGAGAACGGGGACTATTTCAGCATACGCTTTTGTAAATGTATTTACCGCTCCGGCTCCAGATAGACTCATAGTCGTGTAAGCATTTGTTTCATTCGTAATTGCCGGTATAGTTGTCTTGATGTCTTCATCATGCACTATGGTTGCAGCTACAAGAGGCCGTCGGTTGGTCGCTGTGGTTGACGCAAGAACATAGCCCGACAGCGTACCGCCTGACTCTTTGTAAGTCCCGGTTACCCTGTGTGACTCTTCATGGCAAGTCCAGGGCATTAACCCGTGACATTCCCGAATGCAAAACTTATCTGCTGTGCCGTGCCATACAAACGCAATCATAACCGCGTAGAAATTCCAAGGCGTAATTGACCACGTAAAATTAATTCCATCAACGCTATATAGGTAATACTTTGCCTCTAATGTGGTCGGATGGGCAGGAGATGTCCACGAGCCGCCCGTGCCTAATTCCTTTTTAATACCTTGCCAAAAGTAAAATAAATTATCCGCATGTGTCACCGTCACCGTTTTGGAA